AGGTCGGGCTGGCACCGGAGATCAGCCCGAGGAACGGGCCGACGGTGGTGTAGCTGGAGCCAGACAACAGGGTGTCCAGCATCAGTTCCTTGCCCACGGCGTTGACCAAGTTGGGGAATTCGTCTTGCCACTTGATGTTGCCATCAACGTCGCGGCAGATGACGTGGTAGACGCCCTCGATGCCAACAGACTCAGCACCCACGACGTTGGACTGCATCGTCACCTGGGCGTGGTCGCCGAAGTTGGAAAATTCGTTTGACATGATTGATCCTTAGGTAATGCGAATGAGCGCGGTTTCTGGGTTGGCGGCGGGGAACTGAATCTTGAAATCCTGGGTCAGGGTCACCTGATCGAGACCAAAATTCAGCACGCCAATAGCCTTGTTGCCCTTGGTGAAATTGTAGATGAGGGCGCCCCGAACTGTAAATGTCGTGGCGTACCAAATTGGATCGGCAAAACTGGCAAAACCCGACCCATTGCCGCTGCTCACAACCGGGATGAGCAACACCTGCCCGCCCGCCGTGTACCCCGCACTGCTGACTTCCCCGGTGGTGGTGTAGACGGTGGTTTCCGGGCCCAGCACGGCCGACGAGCTGTACAGTGCAATCTTGATGACGTCATTGAGCAGATCGTGCTGGCCCAGCAGCAACTGCCCTTTGAAACTGGTGACAAGTCCTGCGCTGATCATTACTGCACCTTAAGCTTGACCTGACCATCCAGGTATGCGTCACCACGCTGCTTGCCATCGCCCAGGTTCTTCAGCAGCACCATCGCTTCTTTGTACTTGGCGTCGTAAACGGACAGCAGGTCCTGCTCGCCCTTCATAAAGGTATAGGCCTCCACCAACGAACCGTACAAGAGCGCGCTGTCAAAGTTGTCCCCCAGCCAAGTCTGGCCGTCCGGCGCAACCGTGATCGACTCGGGGTAGTAGTAATAGTGCAGCTCAACGGCATATGCCGCATTCGGGGTGGGGCCCACGATAAACGACAGCTCATCCGAGATGGTTGCGCCAGCCACCGTGGGGCCAAAAAGGGCGTAGTACTTGGGCCGGCTGGTGCTAGAGGCCGAAGGGTAAATCTGGCGGATGTAGTTGACATCCACATTCTTCAGGTAGTGGTAATCCCCAAGTTGGTCAATAACAGCCAGCGAATACGCCGACAAGAAATCGTCAGGGGCCGAGAGATACTTGTTGCCTGACGACAAGCTGCCCGTCACGTTCTTGCGCAAGTGGGCGAGCTGCACCGAGTTGTAGATGCGTTGCTCCGCCTGCTGCACGAACACCGGAATGTTGGCAACAAAGTCCGTATCAAAGTTCTGCGTGTAGTCGCAGATTGCAGCGGTCAACTGGGTGTAATTCATGTGATCTCCACCGTGACGGGGTCAAGCACTCCGCCGGCCCACAATTGTCTTGACAACGGCATAGGGATCATACCGATACTTCCAATCGAAGAGTCCCCCGGGCTGCCCACAAAGACCGTCACAGCCATCCGAGACTCAGGACGCGGCTGATACAGCGCCTGGGGCTCCGTGATCGTCCTCTTGGGCTCAAGCTGCGGGTGCTTGGGCTCATAGCACTCCCGGCAGACCTTGAACCCCCTCCAGTCCTTGGTGAGGGCGTTGAGCTTAAAGCGCTGCCCGCACTGATCGCACAGTGCAATCGCAAACTTGCCTGAAGCGTACCCCGCGCCCATGCGTCACCTGCTCTGGTACATCGGAACAGCAAAATAGCTCGACCGTTCCCGATCTTCCGCCGCTGCCCGAGCAAACTCCTCGTCGTACATCCCCTTGAGAAGCTGGATGCGCTCCGGGGCCTTCTTGACCGACAGGTAGTACGCCACGCCAGCAATCAAACACGGCAAAAAGCGGAAAGAGATGTCCGCAGTGTTCGTGAATGCCCCCGCATCTTGGATGCGCCGGATGGCGTAGTAGCGAAAAATGTAGGACTGAGTGGCATCCGGGGCCGGGTACAAGAACAGCTTGGCCGGGACCGTTCGCTGCACAAAGTACTGCGCCGGGCGAGACTGCGTGCTCTTGTTGGGAACGTGCAAGTACTCGGCGTAGCCGATGCGGTCAATCGTGATGTCCTGCTGGGTGGACAAGCCGGAGTTGGTCCGGATCACCGCCGACAAAGCGTCAACCGTGTCATCCGGCAGCGTGTACTCCGCCTGCCCCGCAACAAGAGCCACCTGACGCTGCTCAATGGTCCACAGGTTCAAGCCCCGGTTGGCCCACTCTGCAAACATCAGGTTGATCGAGCGCAGTGCCGTCTTCATGTCATAGCCGTCGCGCACCTCAACGCCGCAGCGCTCATACGCCTCGACGATGATGTCATCGAACTCTAGATTGAAGGTGGACGTCCCGGAGGTTGCCATGATGATCAGTAGATCGTGGCCTTACGAGCACGGGCTGCGCCCACGCCGCGAACCTGCACGGTATCGCCCTGCACAGACTTCTTGACCGGCTGATGGGTCGGGCCGCCTTGCGGGCCTGCGGTGTCAGCACCGCGTGCCGTCACAGCCCCGCCCATGGCAAAGCCCTTTTTGGCAATGCCCTCACCACGCATGGCCAGACCGCCTTTAGCATATTTCTTCATCATGTCACCACCACCTTTCCTAAATTTCATGCCCTTGCTGGACTCACTGTAGTCCTTAGCGACGGACATGGGAACACCCACTTTCTTGGCAAACGCGGGGCTGTGCGCCGCCGCATCCATCAAGCGCTTTTGCTTCTTACTCGTTGCCGGCATCGACATCCACCTTTTTGCGGCGAACAATCTCAAAGAACGGCTTGCCAGTGATCATCTCTGCAATACGCATGAGCGTCCACACAGCACCAATCAAGCCGAAGACTGGGGTCAGCAGTTCTAGGAACGAACCAATCGCCGCGAACACCGAAACGATGTCTAGCGTGTTCTTCACTACATCAGTATGTTGCGTCATCTCAGCACTTCCACGCCCGAAGCGATTTGTTAATTCGAGAGTCCGGGTCCTTGGCAGTCTTCGCGCTGGTCAGCTTGCTCTTCATCCCCTCCATTCGAGCGCAAAAGGACGCCTTGCGTCCTTTGTCTTGTTTGGTCTTGGGGCTGGGAGCCGGAGGCTTGAGGTTCATGCCCTGCGCCTTCGCAGAGGCACGCCCCCGGGCGTTTAAGCCGCCCTTGGGATTCTTGCCTTCCTTACGCTGCCAAGCGGGAGAGGTTGCCATCTCAGTACATCTTGCACTGCTTGTTGCGGGCCATGCCCACACCACGCGGAGCCACAGAAGACGAAGGCTTCTGGTAGTCCTTGCGCGGGGTCTGCTTCGGACCGCCTTTGCTCATGTCCTGCTTTTGCGCACCGGGCTGCACTTCGCCCTGGTACTGGTCATCCGCCATTTTTGCTGCACGTCCCATGATGGACTCCTTAGCCGTAGAAGAACGTGACCGAGGTCACGTTCGTGAGGGTGAGATAGGGGTCTGCTTCAAACCGTACGCCGTCATTCGGGATGAGGACATACAGGTAGCCGGTAGCAGAGCTGACAGGAGTGTCAAACTTCAGGAGTTCTGTGCCCCCCGCCCCGCCGTCCTTAAACGACACGGAACCGGCGGTAGCGCCCAACAGCGCATATACCGCTTTGATGCGAGCACGAGGTAGACCGATACCGGTTGCCCCGGTAGCGGTCATCGTTTTTGCCTTTACGTCGTACTGAAACATGGTGGCCTCGCTTACTGCTGGTTTTCCAAAGGAGTCTCGGTCTCGGTCTCGGTCTCAGGCTCGGGCAACTGCAGCCTGTTAATCAAGATGCTGTATGCCCCTATCGTGCCCTGAGCTTTAAGTACAAAAGCGTTAGCTTTTTGAATCTCATGCTCAAGGTCACGAATTTCTGATTCCAAGAACTCTTTCGTGATAACCATGATTAGCTAAAGGTGGTGTAGGCGGGCACGTAGTACACGGTGCCGCCAATCATCACTTTAATTGCTTTGGCCACAGTAGTCACGCTGGTTGCAGTAGGAGCAATTGTAGCGGCGGGGGCTGTTTCAATGTTCATCAACAAAGGAACTTCCCCTGTGTTTGCGCCGCTGTCAGTCACGCGAATAAACGAAGCTGTGCCGGGCAAAGTAGCGTTAACAGAATAATCTGTATCCAACTGCAAAACAGCCAAAGTACCGCCGGGAGAAGCTACGGAGCCTCCTAAGGTTGCACGAATAGCGTTAGCCGCACCAGAGATTGTGCCGCCCGTGTTGATTGAAGTGGAGATGTGAGCACCGTTAATTGTGCCGCCTGTAGCGCCGTTAGCGCCCGTTACTCGGGTCAAAGCACGAATAGTCTCGCCAGAACCTGTAGAGGTAAAGGTCAGCCGGTTGTACGAGAGACGAGTGTCGCCAGTGGTGGCGGAGGTCGTAACGTAAGACTCGGATACGTTGCCCGCAGTTGTTTCTACAATTGGGCTGGCGGATGTGCCACCGATAAAGCCATTGCGGGAAGAGACTGGGCCGGAGAATGTGGTCAATGCCATGATATGGTCCTTACATGCAAGTTGGGCGTATCAGTCTGCATGTCGTCAGCCGGGACTGTCTGATACACCGGGGACCCCGGAATGAGGCCAATATACAGGAAAAGAAAAAGGGGCACAAGGCCCCTTTTTCAACGATTTCCGGCGATTTTTAGGCGCCAGGAGAACCGTAGATACCGCGCGGGTCAGACCAGCCGAAGCTGTAACGCTCGCGGGCCTTGTAGCGCACGTTGCCGGTGTCGAAGTCGCCTTCGAACGCGGTGCGGATGGGCGAACGCTGGAACATCTTCAGACCGTTGGGCGCATCGGTGATCAGGAACCATGCGTTGATGTCGGTCAGGAAGTGGTTGACAGCGTAACCCTCGGGGATCAGGCCCATGGACTTGATCGCGTTGATGTCGTTGTCGGCGGTGCCAGTACGCAGAGTGGACTTCATCAGTCGCTCGGCGGTGAACTGGAGTTCCTTCGGAACGATCATCTTGCGGGCGGTCAAGGCGACCTTCAGGCCACGTTCGTCCGTGAACGCTGCGATGTCGATGATGCCCTGTTCGAGAGAGGTCTCGTTCAGGTCAGCAGCGACGGCAGGGCGGTTGGAGAAGTCAGGGCCCAGGGCGGTCGGGTGAGCGGTAGAGCACAGAGCCACGCCGTCGCCGCCGGCATACTGGCCGCCGGTGAATGCGTTGTTCAGCACAGAAGCGCCCTTGACCTGCTTGGTGTTGGCCATCGAACGAGCCAGAGCCTTGGTGTAGCGAGCCGACAGACGGTCGTAGAGGTTGTCCTCAACGGCTTCTTCGGTCAGCGCGAACGCCATGGCGATGGTCTCGTGGGTGTAGCGAGCAGTGAACGATTCCAGAGCGGTATCGTATGCCACGCCAGCACCTTCGGTCTTCACCGGGGCAGAGCCGAAGCCGGTCAGCATGACCTCTTCTTCGAACGCACGGTCAGAGCTCTCGATGGAGAAAATCTCCTCGTGCTCATTCTCGTAGCGCTTGTACTCCAGACCGAACAAAGCGTTCAGTCCTGGCTCCAGTTCTTTAACAAGTTGGGAACGGGTAATTGCCATGATTAAGCTCCGTCAGCAGCAACACCAACACTACCGTATTGGTGCTGATTAAGTTTCACAACGACCACTGCATAGTTACCCAGCTCATTGTCCGGGGACTCGTAGAGGCCAACGATCTTGAAGGTCAGTGCAGCAGTTTTGGCGATAGAAGCCGAGGACAGCGAACCGTTGGAAACACCAGTGGTGGTGCTGCCAGTGGTGGACGCGGTCGGATCAGCGTTCTTACCAATGTTGGCCTGAGCAATTGCGCCATCAGCCTGGACCAGGAACAACTGGCTCGGATCGTCCAACACTTCACAGGCGATGATGCCGGTGGTGATGTTGATGCTACCGGGGTAGTAGTTTTTCCAGGTGGGCTTGTTCGCACGGGTGGGATCATCGTACTGCACGCCGTTGAACACGCCCGTGGGGGCAGCGTGGGTGGATGCGTCGTACTTGATGATGAAGCCGTCGTACACGACGACCAGATCGCCTTGATAAATCGCCCCAGCTTGGTTGTCGGCGATCTGGTAGCCGTACTGCTTCTGAGCGCCAGTAGCAGACAGGTTACCAGAAGGACGCAGACCAAAAGGCTTGTTGGTGTTTGCCATTTGTAGCTCCTAAAAGGGTGGAATTGCCAGCTTTGCGTTAGGTGGGCTGGCGGAACGTGGTGCGCGAATCCCGCTCGGGGGCTTGAATTCGCATTGTAGAGTGGGCGTTCTCACGCATCATCTCGTTGTCCACTGCATGCAACTGTTCCTGGGCCTTGCGGCGGAAGTACACGTTGCGCTCCTCAATGGTTTCCTTGGGAATCTTGGCGAGCAAGAGTCCGCCCACAGCAATAACGCCAGCATGTTTGCCGTCGTCCATCGTGGGAAGCATGCCGTGGTAATCCTCCGGCACATCCTCCAGGCGCACGAGCTCATAACCTTCGCGCAGCTTGGAATAGACGTTTTGCTTGTCCTGGAAACCGTTGACTTCGGCGCGAATCCAACGGTACTCATAGCCCTCAGGGGCAGGCGGCGTGTCAAGACGGGAAGGCGGGGTCCACGGCTTGCGGCGTGCTTCTTTTTCACGGGTTGCACCGCTACGGGCAGCACGGTCAATTTTAAGTTCGCTCATCGTGATCACTCCTTCACATACTTGGCATATTCCTCAAGAGGAACGCCCAGCTTCTTTGCAATAGCAACCTGACTCGGCGACAGCCGGACAGTACGGCGCACACTATTCATCCCCGAACTACGGGTAGCAGGAGCAACAGCCGGTGCGGAACGCTGTTGTCTGGTGGGTTGGCTGGACGATTGCTCGCCCGCGAAGTGCTTGGGAAATTCATCCCGAAGTCTTCGGTCCAGTTCAGTATAGTAGTCGTCAGAAGACGGGTCAATTCCTTCTTCTTCAACTAATTGTTGATGAATACCCCACGCTCCATAAGTGAGCATGCGGTTTTGACCAAACCAGGGGTTCTTTTCCGCCCAGGATTCTGCCCGGGGGTCCGGAGCAGCCTTAGGCGGCTGCTGGGGCTGGGCCTGCTGCTGGGGCGGCTGATAGGGCTGGGCAGTTTGCTGGGGCTGGGCCTGCTGGTTTTGCTGACCCTGCTCCTGCAGCCACTGGGCCACCTGCCGCTGCT